TTTTCTGGACTTGTTGAAGTTTTCTACTTTTTGATTCTGCTTCTCTAATTCTTCCTGAGGATCTATTAATTGAATAGAAACATTTGTTGACTCTATTGCTAAAATCGCCTGTTTTATTTCCATTATCTTTTCTGATAAGGCGACCTTTTCAGCAAGTTTTGGATAAGTTAAATTATCCAAATCTTCTGGTGTATATGCACTTATAGTAGCCAAAACAAAAGCTTTCATTAAGCTTCTTACCTCAGATGCTTCCGCCCTTTTTTCCTCCATCACCCTTTTTGCCTTTGATGGATCGGCAAAGCCTGATTCATTTAAAATTTCATCGGCCAGAGATGTCACTAGGCCAGCAGGGTAAGTGTCCAGACTTATATCTGGGGGATAAATTACAGCTGACTTTATTATTACTTCTTCTATTTCAGCTTTCGATTCACCTGAATTTTGATATTCATTTATCTTATCAAATTCAGAGAAGGTCAACTCTCTAAATATAACAGTATCATTTTTTAATGACGTTTGAAATATCGAACCGATACTTTGACTTTAGCTTATAAAGCTGTTCTGGTGTCAACATTAGACACCTTTTAGAGCTGACGAACCTCTAGAGCAGAGAATCCAGAAGCTTCCAATACTTCTTGAGCTATCAAAGATGGAAGTCCAGCCATTTCGGATACAAGAGATTGCTTGTCAAAAGCTGGATACAATATGCATATCTCGGCAATTGCCTCTTCGTTCCAAAGAGAAGCCTCTGCGTCTGTAAGCTGACCCGCCTGAACTAGCTGGCCCATCTTTTTCATTAGATTCTTATACTCTAGTCTATTTAGAGTTCTCCAGGCTACATGCTTATCGTAGGTGATTGACGTAACATACACATCGCCATACTCTCTTTTCCAAAGCTTTATTTGAGCTGCGTTTGGTCCACCTGGCCATATAAGTTCATCATCTGGAAGGTCCTCAACAGAGACAGCTTCATCGGCTACAGCTTCTTCCATTTTGTCTGCCACAGTTTGATCCAACATTTCTTCTGGACCAATTTTTGCTGCGTCAGCAGCACCAAATTCTTCTGCCAATTCTGGAGAATTTTTTACAACAACTTTTCTTTGATCACTCATCATAACTCCTATTTAAAATAGAACTTTTTACATTTACATTATATCATATACTATCTAGGATTTGTATCGTAAATCTTAGATAAATCGTTTCTATCCGACAACTGCTGCTCAGTTGGTGGTTCTTGAACCTTTGTCGGATTTGTTTGCTTAGAGCCCTTTTGATTATTGGCTGCTACTGTAGCATTTGGTGGGTTCTTTAATATGCCGTCCGATATGTACAGATCTCTAGCCAAGAATTGATAAGCTTCCATTAGTGGGGTTCCACCAGGCTGATAAGAAGAACCCATCGACAGTAGGTGTACGTTTTGAAGTATTATGTCCATGGGTTTTGTTAGACTTTTTTGAACTAATCTATCGTTATAATCAAGAGACATTAATCTATCTATAGTTTCAAAATTTCCATCTTGTTGAGTTACACCATTTTGAGCAATGGTTGTAACAGAGCCTTCTTGGGCACCGTGTTTAACAACAAAGTTAAATGGTGGATGTGAACTAAATATATTTCTTGAATCACTTCCAGTTCTATCATACGACAATCTGTCTAGGCTAGAAATTCTATCTAAAGTATTTTCTCCCCAGTACTTTTGTATATTCTTTTCATCCTCAAAAGATTCCATATTACTTCTTAGATAAGATTGAATTTGAGATGTTGGTTCATTAGAATAAAACTTTGATCTTACTGCTGCGGCTTCAGATAAAAGATCTCTCATTCTACCTGGATATCTAGTGAAGAGAACAAACTCACCGTTGTATTATTCTAGTTCCTGTCATCACGGCATCGAAGTTGTATGACCAGAACCCGTATATCGGTGATTTTTCTTGTCTTATATTAAATGAAAATGAAGCTATATCTAATTCATACTCTGAATCAAAAAGACCATCTATGTATATTTTTACATCTTCACCGCTAAAGAAGTAATCATAATACATGTTAAATTTATTATTATCTTCGGTCTTTCCACCCCACTGAAGATCTATTTCCTCATCTAGAGGATTAAACGATTTTTGTGATGAAGGATCTTGTGCCAAATCTGGTGGCAGATAGGCGCTGAAAGGCCTGTATGGTCTTCTGCCAACAGGGCTATTTTGATTTGGCATGTTGGGCATACTACGGCTGCCTTATTCTGTCAATAAAGGTTGTGTATTCTTTCATTTTATTCTCACCATAATAGTTTACTTGCTTATCTCTATAAACTGCAAGTTCCTCTGACCCAAGCATCATGGGGTCGTATTCCATTGACACCATTGGCTGGATTCCCCTTGCCATAAAAGTATATGTCTGTTCAGTTATAAGGTCATCTACAGACATAGTTTGACCTTCGTCGACTATGCTTACGCCGTATATTTTCATTTTAGCGCCAAGGCCATATTCATTGAAGAATGTTAATACTATATCAAATGGGGGTAGCATATCTGCTAACGGAGCAAAAAATAGACCAGTTTCGGCCATTATCTGTTTATACTCTCTTATTCTATAGAATGCGTACTCATTAAAAACGGTGAATATTAATGATCCAGCTATCGTTCTTGCGCCTTTTACAAATCCCCTAGGATTAACATGGCCTATCGTTCTTACTGGAGAATTCTCTCTGTGTATTGAATATGATATAGTTTGAATTTCTGCCAATTCCAGAACATCTGTAGAGTTTACTGTATTAATTGTTCCGTTTGCTCTATCAATATTTGGGATAACCATCGTGGCACTTATATCGGTGCCTGCAAAAGACATATTCGAAAATGGATCTGGTAATCCTTTTTCTATTCTGGCCTTAGACATTCCGTCTCTATCATACAAGCTTCCCCTGCGATGATAAGGGCCAAAATCGTACTTTACTGGTTGTGGATCAACTTTTGCCATTTGTTTCCTTTATAAAAGCAAAGGTGGAGGAGAGAGTTGCCCCATCTCCTCCACCAAAAACCTACTTATTAAATAAGTATAATACTTATGGTCTCACTATCTTAGGATTAAGACCTGCCTCAGAAACGGCATCTCTGTTAATGATGTCTCTGAGATCTCCAGTATTAAACTTACCATTTGCAAGTTGATCGGTTGTAATTCTGTACATTGGACCGATTTCTCTTGCTACGTAAGTCATAGTTTCCTCAATGACAATGTCATCCATCGAAGCGCCTGAACCTTCATTCAAAAGTTCTACGCCGTAGATTGAACGCACTGCACCTTGGCCATATTCGTTAGCAAAAGTGATAGTGATGTCAAAAGGAGGAATTTGGTCTGCGTAAAATGGAACTTGTGAAACAATGTCAGAATCTTGTGAAGAGAACTCTGCGATTCCACGCTTGTGTCCAACATCTCCAGGAAGGGTGTTGTGTCTTCTTGTGTAGAACATCTGTGCATTGTCTTTTTGGTGATTGGCGTCGAGCATCTGGTAAAGAGCTGGACGATCAAAAACCGTGAATATTAACGATCCAGCAATTCCGCGCTTTCCTCTAGAGAAAGATCTTGGATTTGGTGAACCCATTGTGTAAATAGGAGCCTTTTCTCTTGTAACAGAGAAAGTGATTCCTGAAAGTGCGCCGATCTCAACGCCACCAAAAGTGGCAACTATATCTGCGCCTGAAAATGTGGTATAAGTATTGAGATACTTATTAACCGCACTGTCGTAGTAGTCTGAACCTGCCATTTTATACCCTCCAATTCGGTATATTAACTAATGTTATACTGTGACTGCTACTTGAACTTCAATATTCTTGAGTTCAAATGCTGGTGTTAGAACGAGGTCAACAAACGCCTTATTTTCTGCTGGGAAGTAACTTACTGTGAAGTCACTGTCTAGCAAGGCACCAACTTGTTGCATTCCTCGTAGTGCAGAAGTAATTGCGGTTTCCATCGAATTGCGTGTTTGCAATGTTGATGCCTCGCCAACAAACTTCTGGCACACTTGTCTTACAAGGAGAGCTGCTTCTGTTACAATTCTCATTGTAGAAATTCTTGTGTAATCCGATGTTCCTGCTGCCATTGTGAGTCCCTCAACAAAGACTGGAATCTTATTGAAGTTAAGCGCAATGAAGTTAACACCAAGATCACTCAATCCTTGCTGTTGTGTTCTTGAAGGATTGTATCTGAGCGCAGCTACGTTATATGCTGTCTTGTTTACTGGTGAAGTAAACGAAGACATTCTGCTTATCGCAGCTGCAAAAGTTGAAGCTCCATTTGAGTAACCCCATGCATCTGGATAGTTAACTGGCTTAAGCTCTGAAGCGATAACTACAACGTGTCTGCCGATCTCTTCCATGCTTACAGAACCTCTGCTAATTAGGTTAGCAGGTCCGGAACCAGAATTATATAGGTGTGAAGAAACCTGTGCTGGAGTCATGAATTCAGATGTTCCAACGTATGGCTTAATTCCCATAACGGCAAAGCATGCGTGAGAATTTTCTGAAATATCTTTTACCTTTGTCGCAACCTTTAGAGCCCAGCTGCCTGATCCAGTTCCATTGTTTGCATAGAAACCAAATTCTGGATCATTACCTGGTGTTGCTGGATCTTCCCATTCATCTGGATGTGAACCACGGCCCCAAGGAACTATAATGTCTGGTTGTGCTGCTTCGGCTGCTTCGAAGGCTGCATCAAAAACATTTCCACCGCCGGCTGCTGCGTATGTTACGCTGGTGATTGAGCCTGTTGTGTGGTTGAATACGGAGTCTGCTGGAAGTGGAACGATATGAATTCTTTCTGCACCACCTGCAAGGAGTTCAAAATATCCTCTATGAACATCTGAGTCTTCACCGAATGCGGTAATTACATCTTCTTCAGAGGTTGCCTGAACAACGTCAAGATCCTTGACATTGCCTGTACCATCTGCTGTGCCTCTTACGGCAATAAGAACAACTCTCGGACCGACAGGAATATCCTGACGAGAGATGCTATAAAATCTATCTTTGATTACTGTTTTTACACCTGGTAGAGCCATTAGCTTTTGACCTCCGCTTGCAGCGACATTTATAGTTTTACTTCGTAGTTATAGTAATGGATGAATCTTAAAAACAAACTACAATATGGATATTATGAGTCTGGAGTGGCTGTCTGCTGTAAGTCAATTATATTTAATTCGGTTCCCTCATAAGTTGGGGTAGCACTATTGTCAAAGTCGTAGAAGTCGTCCCAAAGCTCTTTTTCATAGGCCATATACCTTCTTACGTCAATAGCTACCTTTTCAATCTTTTCAATCTCCATGCCAATCAACTTCTCTGTAGTTAGCATGTAGGTTACAGTTCTTTTACAAATGTCTGTTGATTGCCTATTTTCTTCAGAATCAGACAGTCTTCTTGCATATACAAATTCTGAGGCTCCAAGCCTTTTAAAAACAGGAGTATGCTCTAACATGAAGTCCTCAAAGGTTTCCATTATTTTATCAGCTGCCTCAGGACCAGAATATCTCTCCAGGGCCCCTTTTACCTTGCCGGATTCTGCTTTTGTTATAACTGAAAATGATATTATATTTTGAAATCTTTGGCCGTAAATAGCTATCCCATCATTAGGGGATATTCTAGTCTTTGGCTTTGGCTCAACAGAATGAGCTCTCTTTAATTCTAGTCCATAAGCTATAACTGGATACTCCGCATAGTCGCCAGACTGAATTGGCTTTATTTTAATCATTGGGTATGCGTTTTCCCAGAGAGACTTAACCACAGTTATAAACTCAATATAAGTTAAATTTCCATGAGCTTGAAGTGGTGGACCGCCCAACCTGTCATAGTTAATTTCATTAACATTTGGAACTGGAAAACGTATTGGATTCTGGGGCATTAGACACCTCTGCCTGTAGCTATATTAAAAGATATATCTCTTAAAGTTCTAGAAGACTTTATGTTTATGTTAAAATAAAGCTTTCCTTTTTCGTCTTTGTCTGCATAAGCATCTAGCCCGTAGTCTCTGACTATATCTAGTTGCTTTAAGTAAACTAATAATGATTCTACTTTTGCTATTACTTTTGAATAGTTGAATTTACCTATACCATTATTTCCTATTGCTTGGACTTCGCCTATAAGCATTGCGGCCAGTCTTACGTTTGAAGCATCTTTAAAGTTTTCGCTAATTGATTGAGTTAAATCTCCACTTAAATACACGTCATAAGGACCAACAAATCTTCTTGATCTGCCACCTCTGATAGCGCAGTTTATACCCTTCTGCTCCAAAGCTTTTACTTCATTTACCTTTGGTTCATTTCCATGTATTGATAAAGCTGAAGGTATTCTTTGCTTGCTTAGCCCAAGATTAACCTGTGTAGAGCTCAACATGCCAGCAACTGCTGCTGCTACAGACGATGTGTATGTTCTTTGCATTTGCTTATGGGAAAACACTGCTTCTCCATAAATCATTATGATGTGCTTTCCATAATCTCTAGTTATGTATCCATTTCCATCAATTGTTGATGGTATTTCATAGTTTGTTGATAAAAGAGTTTGAATATCTGAAGAACTCATTCCCTGATTTCTTGAACCGATTATTCCAATTGTTACTTCTCCAGTATTTTCTTGTATTCTTCCACAAACCAATGATAGCTGTTTGGCAAAGTTTTTATTGCCGGTGTTTATGATTGATGCTTCTAGCGGAACAATAATATCAATAAATTCATACTGCTCAATTAGCGTGTAGCATTCAGCTAGTCTGTCATAGTATGCTTCGTAAAAGGAAAAAGTATTGTTAAAGCTGTCTTTAAATATTTTTGCATTTCTTTCAGATACATTATCTACATACTCACTCATGTATCCAGCTGACATAATGTATATATCTCTTGCCCCACAACTGTAGGCATCGAAAACTCCCCTGAGAAGAGGAGAATTAAAATCAGCTCTTAGTATGTCAACTGCTTCCTGTATTGACCTTATCTTCTGCATACCGTACGGTTCAATTGCATCTGTATGACCTATTAAGAGAATGTTGTTTGTTTCAAATTGAGAAATTTCTTTGTACTTCGATCTTTCATTTAAGGAAACAGATTTGTCTACCAATGAATAATTTTCGTAGTTTGGAGCAGAACTCCAATCACCAGAAGAAGCCGCAGAGGCCTTAACTTGTATTGGTACTTCTTTTGTGTCAGATATCGAATTTACAGTAGTGGATATTTCTACGGTATATTGACCGGGAAATATATTATTTGGTATTTTTAACTTAAGTATGTACGAACCAATTGATTGTCTAGAAATAGAACTTGTATCAGAAAAAATTTGTTCGTATTGCGGAGTAGAAGATAAGGCTAGGTCCATATTGAAGACCAAAGGACCAAGTATGGTTGCACCACCAGAGTTGAATCCTCTCCTCAAAAATACCCTTATGTTTGAATTTGGATCGACATAGTCATATCCAGATCTATATACAAAAGGTATAGTTGCAATGTCCGATGGTTTTGTCAAAAGCATTGTTTAACTCGCTGGCTCTTCCTTTGATGCTCCCACAGTCCAAAAATTTATTTCTCCATATCTTCCTCTTACTGGATAGCACTCTTCTATCAGATATAGGGAATAATCTTCTAAAGACGACTGGGAAGTCTCATATATTCTATCACCTGGTTTAGGGTTTATTTTAGATTCAAAGTAATATATTCTATCAGAATTAATAATTAGCCCTTCTGCGGCCTCTTCCTTTGTGGAAGCCAAATAACGAGATGCAGCCGTGACATGCCTTGTTGTTACCCTTTCAAACTTATCACTATACATTCCATCATCTGACAACCTTCTTTGCAGAAGTATGTCATGACCCCACTCTCTTAGTATTTTACTAAATACTGATTTGGCGTTAATCATACTGCCTTAAACCTCTGTCAAATTCTGGCTCATCTTTTACAGAAACAGTTCTACCTGGACCCATCAACTCTATGTCTGATAAGTAAACCATTTTACCAGTTTGTGGATCGACTCTCTTGCCAGAGGTTTTAGTTTTAATAGATGGATACCCCTTAGGCATTACCCCCTTCATGGAGACCTTTTTAGCCAAGACTTCTCTTCTTAGCGAAGCGGCTATTTGACACCATGTAGTAGCATTTGATCTTGTTGCAACCTGTCTTGGTGCTGATCTATTGGTTATCTCTAGGTCCCCAAGCTTTAGGGATAGTTCGTCGTCTCCACCAAATCCGTAAGTTCTGCTTAGCTCACATGCTGCAGCTGCCTTTATATACTCAAGTATTGTGAATGGCAAAGTTGACCCATCTACATCGTCTCCAAGTCCATAAATTTCTTTTATCTCCAAGGAGTAATGATAAATCATTTCCCCTATTTCTATTAATGATGCGTCTGGAAATATCGAAAGAAGTTCTTCTGGGTCTAGATAAAGGGGGTAAAGGTCTGGAGCAAATAATATTGTCTCATCTGCTCTTAGGGTTACTGTTGGTTTATATTCCGTAGTGCTTGTACTCGCATATATGTTTGTTCTAGAAACAATCGTTTTTGACGGGCTTCCTGCGGTAATTCCGGTAAAAGTTACGGCATATGCTCCAGCTATTGTTGGGGTAAAATTATAGTAATATTCTGAAAGAGAACCAGAGACTGCTGTGGCTAATGTATTAACTATTTCTTCTTCTTTTGAATTGACTATTTTAACATTGACAGAACTCATTGTGGCTTCTACTTGATTGCCATTTATGTCTTGGTCAAGAAATTTTACTTTTAATTTTACTGTGTCATTTACGAGCACGTTGCTAGTTGACATAAATCTCCATTTTAAAATAAGCAGTTTCTTATATAGTAGAAGCTTTTATTAGCCTATTGCTATTTCATTTTCGCCAGTCAAATAAAGAACTTCTGCAGTTAAAAGGGCTGTATAATCTTCGTTTTCTGGAACAACGGTTATAATTGCCTCTCCCTGAATTTCAAGACTTATTAAACTAATTGTTGTTAAATTTGAATAGTCTTCTGTGGTTGCGTAGAACAAAGAAACATTTGGAACTACTATAGGATTTGGGTTACCAGGAACATATACATAAAGGGTTCCAGTATAAGAATAATTTGGCTGATTATAATTTATAGGACTGCCGTAAAGCATTTAATTACCCCACAGATAAAGGAACTGTAATATATAGTAACCGAGAAAGGGTTTATGACGTGATTTTAAATTTTTCTTTGAAAGAAATTGCAGTCTTCTTTTAGATTTTTCATCCAAATTCTACTATCATTTGGGGATGAGTTTTCTGGGCTTCCGTAAAGAAAAGAACCCAAGTAAGCTACTCTTATTCCACCAGTAACTGGCGTAACCTCATGTGTTCCTATGTAGTTTGCGGGGTAGATGACAGCGGTACCCATTTTGGGTTTGTGCTCATATTTTGCGTGCCTAAATCTTATCGCTCCACCAGTGAAATTTGTTCCATCTAATTGGTCTTCACTTTCGACACAATCATTCATATATATATTTATACTTACTTTTGCGTGTTTGGGATACTCATTAGAAGCTCCCATACTTTCTTCGTAAGGAATTTGATCATCACAATGTGACCCTATTCTTTGTCCGTTTGAATAGGTTGCAAAATGACCGTGACTTCTCCACCAGCAAACTGTGGCGGCATCGGGGTATAGCTTACAGTATTCAACCAAAACCTTATAGAGATAAGACTCAAGATCTTGAACTAATTTTACCTGTTCTTCAGTTGGTTTTTGCTCATAAGATTTACATAATGGGTCTATAAATCTTTCTGGAGCCATCGCAACAGACTCTAAATCAAACTTAAAACCTGTTCTATTAACGGCGTACTTTTTTCCATTTTCCTCTACATAAGTAAATGTATCTTGTTCTAATTTTCTTAGAAAGTTTATATACTCAATTGTAAACTTTGGATCTACATTAAATAGATCCTCTATAACGCAAAGACCACTTCCTATATCAGTAATTTTCATTATTATCTCATAATCCTAAAATGCTCTGAATGCTCTCCATAACCTCTGCTTATAAGAAATTTTTTATAGTCTTCCATCAGGTTTGGCATGTAGAGATTGCTAGATGTTTTAGAAATTTCAGGATTTTTTATTGGATCAGTAACTGATTCTCCAACCTCTTTGTTTGGAGTGCCATGGCTATACCAGCCAAGATAGGAGTATCTTTCTCCAGCAGATACCGGCTTAACTTCATGTCCAGCCATATAGTTTGACGGAAAGAAGAGTATGTCACCCCTTGTGGGGGCAAAGTCTATATCTAGGTAATTAAAATAATGATGCCCACCAGAGAATGTGTTATCGCTTACTAAGTCCTCATCTACACAATTATTTAAATAAAATACTGTACTTATAGTGTTTCTTGTTGCTAGCTGATCAGTTGGCGTCCAAACGTCATAAACATAATCTGCACTTATATCGGAGTGTGATCCTAAGTAAACACCCTTTTTATACTGAACTATGTGCCCTTTTACCTTCCACCATACGCATTTGGCGGCTAGGGGAAAAAGTTCAAAATATTTAAGTAGATACCTGTCTTTTGAATCTTCAATAAATTCAAATATCTCTCTTATTTTTTCATCTGCATATCTGTGTATTGCAGAGCCTCTTCCGGGCATTTGCTCTACACTGTCTTTGCTAAAAAAGTATCCACTTTTATTTATGTAACATTCAACACCAGTTTCTGGATTTACTGCTGGTTGATACATTTCGTCTTTTTCTTTATTGATTGCGTTTCTGGAAAAATTAAGAATGTAATCCCAATCAAGCTCAAGTGCAGATCTAAATACGATTACTCCACCACCCAAATGATCTGCTTCAACATTATTGTCAATCATTTTTTTCCTTTTTATGCGGAAGATTTTTTTCTGTTCCAGAACTATTATATCTTCTAATGGTTCCCCTTAAAAGAGATATAAGCTTTGGATCTCTTACTGATTTTAAGTCTTCTATATTATACTTGGAAATAATGTACTTTGCGTAGTCTTCTCTTATATTTTCCATCCAAACTTGGCCTTGTTTTCCTGCTGGAAAGTTTCCGTGAATTACATGAATTCCTCTTTCTGGGTGTGATGAACCCTGAGCAAAGTATCCTATGTATGCGTACCTACTGCCATTAAGACAAGGTTTTATTTCATGAGTTCCAAGATAATTCGATGGAAACATAAGAATATCACCAGCCTTAGGATGATGAGTTGCATTCGCATATTCAAAAACAATTTCCCCATTATTATATTCATACTTTTTAATATCTTCCTTATTAGGGACTGAAGAATTCAAATATATAATAACACCTAAAACATTCCTTGTTGCCAGTTGTAGATCTGGCTCAAAACCAGGCTGGTAGTTCACATCATTATCATTATGTATTCCCATATCGCTATTTGGACCGTAAGCAAGAACGTGACCAAGTGTTCTCCACCAGATATTGGGCAAGATCATGGGAAATATTTCTATATATCTGAGCAAGCAGTTATAAAAGGTTTCTTCACATTTTTCAAAAAATGAAACAAGTTCTTTTGGACTATTTTCATCCAAAAAATTCATTATGTGGCTTGCTGCCTTATCTATGTCATCGATAGAAAATCGATGTCCGCTTCTGTTGATTGCATATGAAGCTCCGTCTTCTTCTTTGACTATTGTGTAGTCTTCTTCTACAGCTTTTTGCTTTAAAGAAGCCAAATATGGGATTATAAGATCTTGATCAACATCTATTGCACTAGGAAAACAAACTACTCCCATTCCATAATTAATTGGTTCTGGTAGCATTTCACTCTCCTATTTTTTGGGGCTCTGTTCCACATGGGCCCATTATATCTTCTTTATCTTGATCATTTTTGGCAGGCAATAATTCAGAAGTGTCCGGATCTGGCATTGACCCAATTTCGACTGAATCGTGCGTAGTGCCATACTGCGCCACCTCTCTGCCCTGAAATACAGGGTTCCAACCTGGCTCCACACCATTTCCCTGTACATCGGAATAAATAGAATACTCTGATTTACAGTATTTTTCATAGTCATCATAAATGTTGTCAAACCAAACTGGCGGACACCATTGCTTGCTTTTATTTTTTTCAACTACTACTATTCCTGCTTTTATATCGTCTGCTCCTTGCCCAAAAAATGTTAAATAACTGTATCTGACACCTTTGCCCATTGTTTCAACATCATGAGATGCAACATAGTTGGTTGGAAAAAATATAATATCACCTTTTTGAGGTTTATAGGAAATGCCAAGATGGACAAACCTAAGGTTTCCGCCAGTAAAGTTTTTCCCATTAAGCTCTTCTTCAGTATCCACGCAATCATTCATATAAATGAGGGCACCACATGTTTGGCGTGATGCAACCATTCCTCTCGGCATATACCTTACGCCTTTTGTTACCTTGTAATTAGTATCGTTATCCGCGTGGCAGCCTAGCCTTCCGCCATCTCCATATCTGAGTATATGGCCCCTTGTCTTCCACCAAATACTGCCTATCATCAAAGGGTAATGATCGATATATTTTAGTAAGCACTTGTATATCTGATCTTCGAGGTATAAAAAGAAGTTTTTAACTGATTCAGGTGTTGTTGAATTAACGGGATCTAACAGTCTAATTGGCGTAGAGGGAACCTCTTCCATCCTGTATCTAAATCCATCTTCATTTATCCCATAGGTTACACCATCAATCTGATGATAGGTCCATCGAATTTTATGAGCATCTTCAGCTTTGCTATCAATATAGTTTAATATAAGACTTTGATCAATGTTAAATGCGTTTCTGAAAACAACAACACCTGGACCGAGAACTTCGCACTTGATGTTGCCAATTTCTTTAATTATTTCTTCTGTAATTTCTGGAGATACCGGAAAAGGATTCATATCCTTAAATGGATCTTCTGTTCTCACTTCTGTATTTGTCATGATTTACCCTAAGACCTCATCTATTGCTTCTCTTATTGTCCAACTTGCGCCCATAACTCTGGGCTCGTCGTCTAGTGGCATGTCTTGCCAGTTAAATCTAGAAACCATGATACCATTTCTGCTGATCAAGAACTTTTCATAATTATGAGGTATTCTAGCTATTGCTTGGCCAGCCAAATTTTGTCCATCACTAGCTGCCTGTGTTCCATCTGCTGTTGTGTCTGAGTAGTTTCTTTTTTCTTTTCCTTTTAAGAAGGAATAAACTGGGTGTTCGTCTTTTCCATTGACATCTATTTTTTCTGATATTGGAAAGTTCATAAATGGATAATTGGTTTCTAAAAAAGTTTTTATCTCACTATTTGAACCTGGCTCCATTTTTCCAAACTGATTACATGGAAAACCAATAACAGAAAATCCTCTATCATAAAACTCTTCGTGAATTTGTTGAAGTTGCCATAGTTGCCTAGCTGTTCTTGCATAGGACCAAAGTGGACTACATTTTGGTGTATAGCCAAATTTACTTGATATATTAACCAATAGTGTAACTTTACCATTAAAATTTCTTAAGAAGTTTTCTTCTCCAGAAATTGATTTTATTCCTATGTTGTATACATTATCCATTTTTTGTGCCCTCAAAATCTACCAGGCAGTAGTTGTCTATTGCTATCTTACCAAGAATCTTATTATCATCAAAAGTCCCATGCAAAGAAACATTTGTCCTAAGTGGTGTTTCAGTAAACCCACTCATAAAAAAAGAGTCATCTTTTACAAGAAAGTCTGCAAATTGCATCTTGCCTCTCTGTTCACCAATTGCTGCTGTCATAGTTTCTGATATAAATAACTGGTATTTATCAATACCAAGCGGTGATTTGACATCTAAATTCCATATGCCAACAAGGTTATGCATCATATATTTGGTTCCTTAAGTGAGGGAAGTCCATTGAATGTTGGACCTATTCTTTCTCCTTTTTCATTTAAACCAGTTTTTATTCCCTTCATCCATGTCCATGGTTGCTCTTGCAACTTTTTACTTTTTGCGTTGCTGTAATTCATTCTCTCTTGCATTAATTCTGGCTTGTCCCAGAGATTTTCTACCTGAAACTCAACATCCTGCAGTAGTGTATTGTGATAGATTGTAAAGTGCATAAAGGGCATGCCAGCTGGAAATATAACAGGTTCTCCCACCTTTGTAATTTTCCAGTTCATATTAAACTCATCTGGCCACCAATAACTAGGGATATGAGCTGTCAATGGAACCGCTCCATCGACAAAATAATTCGGTGATCCTCCAATCCAGGTACTGTAATTGTCTTCGGTTTGAAACGCCCAACCGGTAGAAAATGACATTATGCCAATAATGCTCGGCATGACTATCGATCTTCCGTTTAAGGTTTCTCCCTCAAGAACTCTTGGAACAGTATTGCCGCCATCCCATTGAACAACGACATCTTGTTGAAGAATAAGCTCCCAACCAGTCACATTTGCAACAGTTAGCGGTAGGCACTGGTACGCATGTTTGTTGTAGGTGTCGTCCATCCAATCTCTTTTGATTCTGGACTGCTTTATTTCTGGTGGATTTTGGTGAGTTTTTGTAAGAGTAATTTTAGTCATGAACAATCATTATACCATTTTTATAGCCTAATTCCAAAAACGAACTACGCAGTATTTTGTTCCACTTTGTACTGCTTTTGCTTCATGGGAAAACGGAAATGATGAAGGAAAAAATAGTATGTCTCCAGCTTTAGGTGAATACTTTATTTTTAATTTATCGAAAAATAACTCACCACCGGTAAAATCTTCATTGATGTAAAGAAGACTGGACACTCTTCTGTGAACCCCTATGCCATCATCGCAGTGAAGAACAGCCTGTTGACCGACTTTATACCTAAGTATATTATAGCCAACTATCTCTTGTTTTTGTGCTAATTCAACTTCAAATTTATCTATGTAATTAAATAATTTTTCAGAAATAATAGGATCTATCATTGAATATATTTTATGATATAGATACTGAGTTCTATCAAAAGCGTCACACGTTCTTCTTTCTGATTCGACAGCTTTTAACATATCTTGATTTTGATTATCGTAAACTAAAGATCTATTCCATTTGCCTTTTTCAAGCATGTTTACAATTTCGGCGCATGTGTCATTATCAATTGCTGATTTATATATTGTAATAAAATCATTCATCTTAGATCTACTCTGCGAGGAAAAATTCTATTGCCTCTTTAATTCTGGCTAAAGCTACATCTGAATTTGTTTTTCTGTTTCCTGCATCAAATGCTAAATTGAGTAAATCTGAATTGCAGAAACGTAACATTTTTTTACCTGTTTTATTAATTATAAATTTTTCAAAGTTTCCCTGAACTGGAAGATCTATAATATTTTTATTTAGTCGCTCTTGATTGACACTTTGCAGCACCCTATAAAGGTAGTGCGGTTGTAGGCCGTTTTCTAGATCTTCTTTTATTGTCATCATTTCGGAATATGGAAGAAATGTTCCATAATGATTTTCCATGTGCTTTTTCATATTTTCTGGACTTGCTCCAGAATCAGCAAATTCTCCGTAGGCAAATTCGCAGAAATCAGTACTTGGTATCGCCAGCACCTCGAAACCCCTGTCCTTATAGTCAAGATATAAATCTTGTATAAGCGGATACTGGGCTGAATTTGCGCATTCTCCAGTGACATTAACTATCATAGTCACTTTACCCTTATACTTGCTTAGTATGTCTTTTTCTCCGTTTAAGGAGTTTACTTTAATATCATATATTGATTCTTCAAATTCTTGAATAAAAGGTGTCTCTAAATTTTCGTCTATCATTTCCCTAGACCTTCTGCTTATTCAGCGTTTTAATATACTGAATGATTCTTGTGATTATTATCGTTATAATCAAACATAGTAACTGCAGAATACTTAATTCCGCTTTTTACCTTAAGAGATGCGTGGGCATATATGTAAGTTGATGGAAATAATACTACGTCACCAGCTTTTGGCTTAAGTGTGATATCTAAATATGGAAACCACAATTCTCCACCTTCATATTCATCATTTAAATACATCACTGATGAGACGGTACATGTATAAGAGAAGCCATGGTCTGTATGAACAGCAAAGTGCTGACCTGGTTTATATCTAACAAAATTTATAGCTTCCATATAATCCATTTTAAAGTTATACATGGACTCGTAATGCTCTAAACACTTTTTGAGCCTAGAGTCAACATCATCATAGCACTTTTTAATTTCTTCAAACTCCGGAGTTAGATATGGCCAGTGATCTGGACTCATCTTTAAATCTACACAGTCTCTATAGTCTGGCATTTTTGTGTTGTAACCCACAACTGCGTCTGACCATTTAAAAAGCTGGTGACTGCTATTTCCTATAGTAGCTTCAAGTCTTTCTGGAATATTTAAATCTCTTGATATTGCATTTCTGTATAAGAACATGCCAAACTTGGGATCGCCAATATGATAAAAATCCATTTTTTACCTCAAAAAGTTTTACCGTAAATCATTATGATATACTATATCACTATGTCATCACCAGTGCAACACGATTTAAAAGCTAATAATCTCTGCGAAGAATTATATCAGATAAATAGCTTTTTGAATGATGAAAAATTTCAAAAACTCTACGAGCATTTGCTCAAGTGCCCAGTAACTAAATATGACTCTGTGGGTGAGGATGACAATTATAAATTTTCCTCTAAAATAGATCCATCTACAGGAGAAAATGTTATTCTTCCTACTAGTAATATTTCTTTTACATTTCCAGAAATAACCGAAGGTATATTAAAGTATGACTTTTTACATAAAGTATCTGAGTTAATATCTATTTTATACAATAAATCTGTTTGGCAAGAAGAGGGGGTTGGGGTTACTGTTTACAGCCCAGGTGATGGTTTACCAACTCACTTTGATGGGATGAATAGGTATTTGCAGACCCCTTCTGGCCATCCCACAAGAGACTACAGCTCTGTATACTACTATAATAATGACTTTGAGGGCGGCGTCTTACATTTTACCAAACTTAACATTAAAATAAAACCTCAACCAAATATGTTGCTGATTTTTCCTTCTGATGAACTATATACTCACAGGGTAGAAAAAGTTACGTCAGGATTAAGATACATGTCTTCTAATTTTTGGTCCATAAAGGAGTAGCAAATTGTGGAAAAGTCTTTAATAGAGCCTGGATATTTTGGAAACTCACCAAAAAATATAAAGATATTAAAAAATTTTGTTGATCTTGAAGATTTAAAAAAAATTCAAAACTTTCTTCCAACAATAAATGAATGGATGGATGCTGGAGAAAACCAGTACGCTGAAGATGGAACTTGTACATACGATGCGTCTTACTGGCAAAATAGGCAGTGCAGCTATGACATTTTATCTAGAATAAATTTAGATATATATAATTTGATAGACAAATATATCTTAAAAATGAAATATTTTCTTGAAGATGAATTTAGGGTTAAGCTTAGCGTTCGTCCTCCAGTTATAATAAGATGGTTTCCTGGCTTAGAACAACGCCCTCATGCTGATAAGCAGCTCAATGATGGATCACCAAATCCGTTTCCGACATATGACCTTAATTCCCTCATTTACTACAATGATGATTTTGAGGGTGGACAATTATATTATCCTCAACATGAAATTGAGATAAAACCTGAACCAGGACTTGCTGTAGCACATCCTGGAGATATCAATTATTTGCATGGAGTAAAAATGGTAACTAGAGGCGAAAGATTTACCACCCCATCATTTTACACTATAACTGAACTATTATAGAATATGGTTTTGAAAAAAATATATAATTGTAAATTTGAAGAAATAATTTCAAACATAGATTTATATGTAGATCTTTTTTTGAAATACAAAGTTATTATTTTTAAGACTATTAATTTGGAGCCCGACCAACAAGGTCAAATAACTGAGGCTTTTGCTAGTAAATTAAATTGGGGTTATATATCGAATCCTCATGCTGAAGATCACAATTTTACAATAGGAAGAAACGAAAAGTTTTGTTCTTCTAGGGAAATTTTAATTCCTTGGCATTTGGAAAATTGCCATAAATCGGATCCACAAATTGCCAGTACTTGGCACATGCAGAAGATGGTGTGCGATTCCGAATGCGGAAAAACTGGGTTTATTAACTCTATAGATATATTAGAACAAATGGACAAAGATTGGGTCGATTTTTTATCAAAATGTAAAATAGTTAATTCCCTAAAAAATACCTATGATACGGTGAATGGAGTTATTGTAAAGCCAAACATTTTTGCTAGGTCAGCAATTGGGGTGCACAGAAATACCGGAGAAAAAATACTTAAATTATCTCCTAAATCAGAAAAAGATTCTCTACTTTTATACGATGATAATAGTCCATCGAAAAATGATATAAGTATTTTTTCAGATATAAAAATATGGTTTGAAAATAAAATTAATGAATTTGACAACGACGAAAATTATTGGTTAAATTGGAATTTAGGAGATTTAGTTATAATAGATTTGAGCACTATAATTCACGCTGTAAGGGGCGGATTTCTTTCTGGTGAAAGAATTTTTAATAGATATTGGGCTTATTCTGATTCAGAATCTTTTTTTAGGAGTATAGATAATGTCTGAAAATGGTACAAAATATATCTTTCCGACTCCAATTTATATTTCCAATATTGGTAGAAGTTTTACGAACCAAGAATTATCTGCAATTGAAGTCTTTGAAAAAGACTCTACTTTTTATCAATCCAATGCATTTAGTAATAATAAGTTTGTTCTTAATGATAAGAATCTTTCTTTTCTTAAACAGAATTGTGAAGAACATATGTCAACTTTTATATTAAATGATCTTTCTATTGCTGACGTGCAACCATACATAACCCAGTCATGGGTGACTATTTCTGGGATAAATGGTTATCAATACGAACACTATCATCCGAACAGTTTGTTTAGTGGGATAATTTATGTTTCTGGTTCAGAGGAAGATTTTACTGTTTTTAGAAGACCAAAATTTACTCCACAAATACAGTTAAGAACTTCAAGTCAAGCAAGCGAAAACAGTGATCTTTTTCGTGTAAATCTAGAAATTGGAAAAATAGTTATTTTCCCTTCACATTTATATCATTTAGTTCCAAAAGTATTTTCTGAAAAAAGAGTAGTTATTGCTTTTAATATTTTTGTAAAAGGCGAACTAGGTTCTGAATCTACTGTAGATTATCTATCCCTGTAATAATTTATTGTAAAAATAAAAATAGACAGGGTTGTTATGACCCCTGTCTACTTTTACTGTTAAACCAGTATCTTTTTCTTTAGAAGACTGGTACCGGTCCGCCGAATCCCGGTGGGAAGTATGGTGGGAAGAACGGTGGGAAAAATGGTGGGAAAAATGGCGGGAAGAACGGTGGGAAGAACGGTGGGAAGAACGGTGGAAAGAATGGCGGGAAATACGGCGGAAAGTAAGGCGGAAAGTAAGGTGGAAAGTAAGGTGGAAAAAATGGGCTGTGAATAGTATAGTTAATTGCAGTTCCCAATGGGGTAACAGTAGTATCTGTTACAGCAGTTTTAACCTTATCTAGGTCAGCAGCAACTTGAGTGCTTTCTCCAGTAACCGTTCCAACTGTAAAGCCTGCATTTGTTATTGTTGTGTTTGCGTCGGCTTTAGCTGTACCAGCAGCGATTGTTGGCTTAGCTCTTTTTCTTTTACTGCCTTTACCTGGCTCTGGCGTATTCGTTGTCATATTATGCTGCCAAATCTCCTAGTGCTACCCATGTATCTGTAGCTCTCTTGATAAGCGTAGCCGAAGACCACTGCGCGCGTAACTTAAGACCAGGAGTTGCATTCACTGTTACTCCGCCTTGAGCAGCGATTGTAGTTTGGCCAGCTCCAGTCTGTAAAACTGTAATTGTTGTACCTACTGGGAAAGCTACGTTGGAATTTGTTGGGACAGTTAGGTTATGACCTGAAGCTACGTTCATTTCAACCATCTTTGATCTGTCACCCAAAACAAGTGTGTATGCGGCTGTCTGGGCATTTGTTACTGTATCGCTGGTAATTCTCTGATATGTAGTTCCGTCATTTGTGAACTCCCAGACATCGTCTGTTTCATTCCAGCGAATGAGAACGTTTGTTGATGTACCGCGCTCAACTTCAACACCAGCGTTTTCTGTTGGGGATCCAGTAACATCATGATTCAAAACGATAATATTATCTGAAACATGAAGTTCGGCTGTATTAACAGTCGTAGTATTTCCTTGAACTGTAAGGTTTCCAGTTACAGTAAGGTTTCCTGGAACTGTTGGGTTTCCAGTATTTACCCAGGCTGTTCCATTCCAGGCTAATAGGTGATTGGTGGCAACTGATGTAATGGTTACATCACCCACGTCATCTAGGGCATTTATTGTTGGGATCGATGCATTGACCCAGGCGCTACCATTATACTGAAGATATTGATTTGTTGCGTTGCCTGTAATTGTTACGTCACCAACATCGTCAAGGGCGTTGATTGTTGGAATTGCAGCCCACTCAAGACCAGTTACGGCTGAGCTGTTGGCCTTTAAGAAGTATCCGTTTGTCCCGACGCTAAGAATTGCCTCTGTGTCGTTAGCTGTTCCTACGATTAGGTCGCCCTTTGCGGCTATGATTGAACTTTCGATATATGTATTTCCAGCTGTTGCTGACAATGAACTTACTGCCGTATCTACATATTGAGTTGTAGCAATTTGTCCATTTGAGGTTCCCGCATTTGCTGTTGGTGCTGTTGGGGTGCCTGTAAAAGTTGGGCTTGCTAAAAGCGCATAGCCAGAAATATTTGCGTTGGCTGGTATAGTTACGTTTCCGGTAAATGTTGGGCTTTCGATTGTTGCGTAACCAGCAAATGAAACATTTGCTTTTTCTGTTCCAGTTATACGGCCAAAGTTGTCGACTGTTACAGCGGCAACAAAGTTAACTGTGTTTGCACCGTTGCTATTTGTTTGTGTTACGGTTGCAAGATCAATGTTATCATCATTTACGATAATTCTTGCTGTATTTGCTGTTCCAACAGCGAAAGAATTGCCAAGAAGGGTTAAACCAAGACCAGCTGCGTATGCCCCAGTTGCGCTAAACTGAGTTGCGATAATTGAATCTGTTCCGACAGTAAATGTATCTGGATTAGTTACTGTTAAGACATAACCTCTTCCAGCATTCTCTGTTCCACCAGAAACGAATATGTATGCGCCTGGGATTTCGCTAGCCTGATCACAAAGACCACACCTGGTTAAAACCCATGGATTGGATGCGTCACCGACTGTTGTAAGAACGTATCTACCGTTTTGTGCTGCTGTAGTTTGATTCTTAAGTAGAATAGACATGTTCTGCACCCAGCTACCGACACCATCGATTGTTGGGAATGCTCCGTTTGAAGAAGCTGTTAGTGTTGCACCAACGCCATCTGTTCCGTTATTGTATGTGCCAGCAAGGTTTGCTGTTGTTGCTACTCTTACTGCTGGTTTTGATTTAATTCCTGTGGCGACTTCATCTACATATGCTCTTGTAGCAAAATCTGTAGATGTGTTTCCGCACAACTGAAGCAATTACTGATGTTACGTTAAGCACGCCGTTTGCAGCAATGTTAGCCATTACTGATCCGTTGGCTGCTCTAAATTCTACTAATGGAGCGCTAGCACCGTTTGCTGCTTTAAATACTGCAGCCTCGTCGTTGATTGTAATTTCTGGTGCTGTTTCAAATCTTAAACGGGCCATACTTCTCCTGTAAAAAAGTGATTGTTTTATTTATACTTCAAATATAGTAATGCACTTGTGTAAAAACTATTGTGTTATTCTCTTTAAATATTCTAACATTTTTCCTTGGTACTTTATTCTACCAAAGTGGGTTAAATTAATGGTTGGATCAACCCATACTTTTCCACCCATTTTTTGCCAATATCTACAGAATCCATAGTCTTCTGACAAGAATCTTCCCTCATCATCTACATAAGAGTTGAATAGAGCATATCCGTTTTCTTGCTCGTCGCCCTGCAGAGCACCAGTGTCATCCTTGTATTTAAGTTTTTTATACTTTTTAAACATTTTTTCAAATACTTCACGTTTAATTAGCATAAAGCCAGTTCCAGCTTCGTAGCATTCTACGGCCCCTTTTTCAATGTTCAACTGAACATCACCTGGCTTTGTAAGGTGAACTACATATCTTGTTCCATATTCCATTAAATCTTTTGAATCTAGATCTTTTTGTGCGCCTTCTTTTACTCTATCCCAGTTAATTTCCTTAATTGGATAAGATGCTGTCATAACATCCTGGTCATGCCATAACATTTTTAGGATGGCTTCTTTGTCAAATTGCAAGTCCGTATCAATAAACATAAAGTGTGTAAATGCTGGATTGCCCATAAATTTTGCTACCAGATTATTTCTAGCGCGGTTAATTAAAGAATCAGATATTGTACATACTGAGTATTTTAATCCAATTTCTTTAAAGTAAAGACATGCTTGCATAAAGCTCATCATGAATGGCTCAGTAACGTGAGAGTCATAGCAGGGCAGACCAAAAAAGACATTCCATTCTTGGAGTTTTTCTTTTGGAATTGTTATATTAATTTCTTGTTGTTCAATAGACATATATTATATTATATCACATTATTACCAAGTTGACAAGGAAAATCTCTTCCAGCTGTTTTCATCTACGCAAATATAAAAATAATTTTGATCATAGGCCACGTCTCCTTTTTGACCATCCGAAGAAGATGTTGCTGGTGCCGCAATAGCAATATCGTTAAAAGAAGGAGCTGTGATTTTTCCTCCAACTCCTTTAAATACGGTTATTTCTTTTGAAAAAGAATCTGGAGCTACCTCAAATGCGACTGAAACAGTATTCGCAGTTGTTGCCTCCCAATATGGCCTTACAAAGCCATATGGGGACTCTGTATCTCTTACAATGAGAGAAATATCTCTTGTATTTAAATTATGATTTATTTCAAAAACAGAAGTTGTACCATCACCCACTATTCTGGAATAACTATATCCATCAAGCGGAAGAAAAACAGAAGCTACAATTGAGTTTGCTAAAGGAGCCGAACTAAAGTCAAGAGTTATTTTATTTGGTGAAGTAGCGTAGGTGGCAGCCTCGATAAATTCATATGGAGAATCTGCATTTCTTATAGTTACTGCTACGTCTCTTGAACCAAGTCCGTGATTTACTGCAATATTTGAGTTAGATCCATCGCCTATTGTTTGAGTATAATATTCATAATCTCCAGCTGAAGTTATAAATACTCTTCTTGAAGAAGACTCAACTGTTGCAGAAAAATCCAAAGTAACTGCATTTGAACTAGTTGCTTCTGTCCTTACAAAAATACTGTCATATAAACTGGTTGAATCAAGTACAGAAACTATAACATCTTTTGTGTTTAAATTGTGATTTAACGTATAAGATGAATTTGTTCCATCTCCAATTGTTGCAGAATAAGAAGAGGCTTGCCCTTCTGTTTCATCAGAAGACGGAGAAAATTTTGTTCCATCAAATTTAAGTATTTGACCAGAGGTGGCGTTTGAAAGATCTAGTTGTACGCCTGAAATCGTCAGCGTGTCGCCAACGACCAAACCATTTTTAACTATAAAGTCTTTGTCTGCCACTAAAGTTCACTGTCCCTCTAGTTTTAAAAACTATTAAATTGTTGAGGTATTTCTACCCTATTATACTACACTGCTATCAATGTTCTTGCAACTTTGACAGTAGCATTTGTGCTTGCTGCGTCTGTGACAGTTACTCTGAGGAGAACGTTATCAGAAGAGATTGATGTTGAAACAGCCAGAGGGATTCTAGATGCACCGAGCTCAATAACTGCGTACTCTGACATGTATGATGTTGTTCCATCATGAACTAAGAGTACCTCAGAGCTGGTGTACTTGGATCCTTGGGTAACTTGTATTAGATACTTAGCAGTTCTGTAAGCTGTCTTATCAAAGCTATCAACTGTTGTAATCGTATTTACTGAAACAACCTGAGTTGAAGTGTTAAGTTCGCCAGTTCCAGAGTCAAGCGTTATTGCGCCTGCTGCCATTGTATTTGTAACTGTAGTGTTACCAAATGTTACTGAGTCACTAGTGCCAACAGACTGACCTATTGCGAATGTTGGATTTGCACCTTCGCCACCAGCATTGGTTATGGTCACGCCAGTACCAGCTGTTACGTTGGATACAAAGTTCCCAGAAGCTATATTTGAATAACTGCTTGAATCAGAGCTAATTTGCCATGTATCGGTGGCTTCATTCCAGCGTATTTCTGAATTTGCTGAAGTGCCACGCTCAACAGTAAGCCCTGCGTTAAGACTTGGTGATCCAGTCACATTACTGTTCAATACTATAAAGTTGTCCTCAACAGCTAATGTTTCTGTGTTCAAGGTTGTAGTATTTCCTGAAACTGTGAGGTTTCCTGTGACCGTCAAATCTTGACCAATAGTCACATTAGCTGGTAAACCAATGGTTATTGCTCCAGCTGAAGCTGAAACCTCAATCTCATTTGCAGTACCAGTAAGTGATGTTACAGCATTCGATGATAGGTCGCTTACTTGTGAGGCGAGGATGGAGATAGAAGAATCGCTTGCTGCTGTTAGACGGCCTTGGGCGTCTACGGTAAATGTGGCCACTGAATTGGCCGATCCGTAGTTACCAGCAGTTACAGCTGTATTATCAAGGCTTACGGTAATTGTATCGGTATTGGATGCAGCTGTGCTCAATCCAGTTCCGCCAGCTATTGTGAGTGTGTCTGAACCAGAAGTAATTGTCTGATTTGATCCGCTGTCACCTGCTACTGTAAATGATGTTGCAAT